ACGCTCTTCCGATCTCAGCACGGACGGATACCCAGGTGCGCGCGGTGTCGGCCCGAAGTCGGAGGAAGCGCAGTCGGTGCTCACAGCTCGGACTGTCGCAGAGATGTGGGCGCACGTGCTCGCTGCGTTCAAGCGCGCGAAACGGAAGCCCGGCGATCTCGAACCGGAGGATCAGGCGCTCGTGATGGCACGCTGCGCTCGCATCCTTCGGTCGTCCGAATGGGACTTCGCGACCAAGAGCCCGCGCATGTGGATGCCCCACGGCATGCCCTTTACGATCCCGGATAAGTTCGAGCGCGAGCGCGATCAGTCCTACCGGATGTTCAACCGCGACAGCGCGTAACACGCTGACAGTCGGCGATAAAAGCTGACTGCCACCTCCTGGCATACCAACCACTCAAGCCCTCAGTCTCCTTCACGGGAGCCTGGGGGCTTTTTTGTCGGGACACATCTATATGAGTAACCGACCGCTCACCTCGCTCCCCATGTACTCGTTCGATCTTGTCGACGAGCTGGACAGAGCGTTCCCTCCTCGCTGCATCGGCGAGAACGAATCACCCGAGTCCGCACACCGCTACGCCGGCATGCGGGCCGTCGTCGACAAGCTACTTCATCTCAAGAAGAAGGTCGGCGAACAACAGAAAGAGTAACGCCGCATGTGCACGAAGACTCCGAAGGTGCAGCAACCGAAAGACAAGCCGGTGCAGTACCTGCGCAATCCGTTCCTCGATGGGCTCGCCATCGGTCAGGGACAAGGCCGAGACAGTCTTCGTATTGACCTGGGCTCTCGCCCCGCGCAGCGCCCTGTCGGCGACAACGGCAGGCTCACGCAGATCCCCACGCCGCTCCCAGGTAACACCCCGCGCACCACTCCGGGCCTCTTCATTCCTCCGCCGAAGGGCGGCGGGGGCGGGCGCACGAATCTGCGACCAAACAAATACTAGGAGGCCCCGATGCTCACCGCGAAAGAGCTATGGCAGCTCTACGACGGCAAGCGCACGCAGGTGCTCCAACGCGCGCGTGACTGCTCCGCACTCACGATCCCCGCTCTACTTCCGCCCCAGGGCCACACTCAGAACTCAGCGCTGCCGACGCCTTACCAATCTCTCGGCGCGCGCGGCGTGAACAATCTCACGTCGAAGATCCTGCTCGCGCTCTTCCCGCCTGGGCAGGCAATGTTCCGGTGGACTATCGAGCCGAAGGCGAAGGAAGAGCTGTCGACGCAGAAGAAGATCACGCAGGCCCAGGCGCTTCTCAGCAAGCAGGAGCTGCAGGTCACGGAGAAGATCGAAGGGCTCAGCCTTCGCAAAACTCTCGTCGAGACAGTCAATCATCTCGTCGTCGCCGGTAACGTGCTCTACAACAAGACGCCGACCGGCTCGCGCATGTTCAGGCTCGATCAGTACGTGATCTGCCGCGACCCCGAAGGCAATCCTGTCGAGGCGGTCATCAAGGAATCCGTTTCTCCGATCATGCTGAAGCCCGATGTAATCGAGGCGTGCAAGGTCGATGCGTCGAAGCGCGAGACTCCTGTCGATGTCTATACGGTCATTCGTTGGGATAACTCGAAGGTCATCGACTACCAAGAGATCAACGACGTTCGCGTCCCGAACTCCACCTCGGTGCGCCCCAAGAACAAGAGCCGATGGTTCCCTCTCCGCTGGCGCGCAGTGCCCGGCGAGGACTACGGCCGGGGTCACTGTGAGGAGTACCTGGGCGACCTGCGGACGCTCGAAGGTCTCACGATGGCGATCTCTCAGTTCGCCGCAGCTGCAGCCCGCATCCTCTTCCGTGTGTCACCCGGTGCGATCACGGACTTCGAGGAGCTGACGAAGCTGGAGAGCGGCCAGTCGTTCACCGGCAACGAGAACGACGTGACCGTCCTTCAGATCGAGAAGGCCGCGGACTTTCAGATCGCGAACACGGTTGCAGAGAAGCTCGAACTCCGACTGTCGCACTCGTTCCTGCTCAAGAGCGGGACCATTCGCGACGCCGAGCGCGTCACCGCGGAAGAGATCCGCGAACTCGCGCAGGAACTCGAAGATGCCCTGGGTGGCGTCTACACGGTTCTCGCGGACGAGTTCCAGCTGCCCTTCGTGCGTCTGATGATTCACGAGATGCAGCAAGCTCGCGAGCTACCGGCGCTGCCCGAGAAGGTGGTCAATCCGATCATCGTCACGGGGTTCCAAGCGCTCGGCCGCAATCACGCGGTCAACAAGTTGCGCGCGTTCCTCAACGACCTGAAGGCGCTCGATCCCGAGCTGACCACCGTCAACAAGCTAGTGGTCGCACGCCGACTCGGAGTCGGTTGGGGAGTCGAGGATCTCGACGAGCTGCTCCTCACCGAAGAGGACATGCAGTCCACGACCGAGAACAACGTCGCCGCAAACATCGTCGACAAGACCGCTGCCCCTGTGGCCGGCGCTGTCGCGAAAGCGGTGGCAGGCCAATAACCAAGACGCCCCGGTTCCCGCCGTAATCAATCGGCACGACATCCTCGTATGGGGGGTGGCCGGGGTGCATTCCTGAGGAGGATGAATGTCCAATGAAGCTCCAGTTCCGGGTTCGCCGGAACACGACGCCGCAATGATCGCCGCAGCCGAAGCAGGCGGCGTGCGCATCCGCGTCACCGACGATCAGGGCCAGTCGACGGAAGTCGCTGCGTCCGAGCTGAAGGAAGCTCCCGCGCAGAGCGCGACGGCTGACATCAAGCAGCGCCCCGACAACGTTCCCGAGAAGTTCTGGAACAAGGACAAGGGCGAGATCAACACCGAAGCTCTCCTGCAGTCCTATGCGGATGCGCAGATCGAGCTGACGAAGCGCGCGCAGGCTCCAGCCGCGCAGGCCGCAGCACCCACGCCCGAGAAAACGGCCGAGCAGAAAGCTGCCGAGGCTGAACTCGCAGCTGCCACGACCGACGAGGCGAAGGCCGCAGCGAAGACGAAGCTCGATGCCGCGAATGCCGCCGCCCAGGCCGCTGCCGATGCGACGAAGAACGCGACCGCGGACATCGCCCAGGCTCGCGCCGATGCGACTGCCGAGTTGCAGCGTGACGGCAAGATCAGCGATGCCACCTACGACAAGCTCGCGAAGGCTGGCTTCGACAAGGACACGGTCGACGCGTATGTCGACGGCATGAAGGCTCGCGCAGAAGTCGTCGAGCTGAAGGTCTACGGCGAAGCCGGTGGCAAGGATCAGTACGCGAAGATGGTCGAGTGGGCCGCCGCGAACTGGTCTCCCGAACAGGTTAACGCGTTCAACGCCGCGCTGGAGAAGAACGACCTCAGCGCCACCCTCGGCGCAGTCAAGGGTCTCAAGAATGCGTACACCGAAGCGAACGGTTCCGATGCCACCACGCGCATCGCTCCGAACGGTGGCCGCGATCAGACCACTGGCGACATGTTCCGCTCCAAGGAAGAAGTGAGCAAGGCCATGAGCGATCCCCGCTACACGAAGGGCGACAAAGCGTTCCACGCTGAAGTCGACCGCAAGCTGGAGAATTCGATCAAGGCAGGCATCGACCTCGGGTTCTAAGCCATGTTCACCCTGCGCCGAACCGACGATGTCGACGAGGTGCGGGAACTCCACGCGCTAGCGTTTCCAGACGACGCATGGGTCGGAGACGATCATACGTTCTGGATCGCGCGAGACGCTGACGGCAAGGCTGTCGGCTTCTGCTCCGCCATCTATCGCCCCGAGGGGAACTACGTGTTCCTCTCGCGGGCGGCGGTGGCCGCAGCTGCGCGGGGCGGCGGACTTCAGAGGAAGATGATCCGCACGCGTGTGGCATGGGCTAAGCGCCAAGGTGCGCAGCTCGTGCTGACGTACACGCTCCTCAAGAACTACGAATCTTTCGTGAACCTACTCAAGTGTGGGTTTCGTTTCTACAAGCCGGATGAAGCGTACGTCGGCAACGACGTTCACTATCTCCGCTACGAATTCTGACGCTGCTCCTCCTCCAGCGTTGGACCGCAGGCACGCCGCGTAAGTCAGAAGGTGCGTGCTCCATTTCGCTGTGAGTGTCCCGGCCGGCGCTCTCAGCACAAGCCTATCCAGACGAATCCGACTCAGTACGAGTAGCCCCTCTGCGGAGGGATAACTCTTCGGAACGATTCGCAGTAGTCGCGGATGGCACAGGCCAATCCCCTCCCCTCTACTACGAGAACAAAACAATGACCGACGCAATTGTCTCGCGTCTTGGACAGATCAACGCCACGGGTGCCGTGGATGCTCTGTTCCTGAAGAAGTTCGGCGGCGAAGTGCTCACCGCCTACGAAGCTGCGAAGAAGCTCAAACCCACGGTGCGCGTCCGTACCGTCAGCGGCCAGAAGAGCGCGCAGTTCCCGGCCACGTATCGCGTGCGCGCCCGCTACCATCAGCCGGGCACCGAGATCCTGGGCCAGAAGATCAAGCACAACGAAGTGACCGTGACCATCGACGATCTGCTGATCGCCGACGCGTTCGTCGCTTCCATCGACGAGCTGAAGAACCACTACGACGTTCGCGGCCCGTACAGCTCGGAACTCGGCCGCGCGCTCGCGCTGTTCGAGGACCGCACCATCGCGCAGTGCATCGTCAAGGCCGCGCGTGGCTCGGAGCTGTTCTCCGGTGACGGCGGTGGCTCCATCGTGCAGGAAACGGACATCGGCATGAGCGCCGACTTCACGACCTCGGGTGCGGACCTGATCTCTGCCTACGGCCTCGCCAAGCAGAAGATGGAAGAGAAGAACGTCCCGGTCGAGATGCTGACCGTGTACGGCCTCGCCCGTCCGGCTCAGTGGTACCTGATGGCGCGTTCGGACAAGAACCTGAACTCGCAGACGAACGCCGGCAACGACGCCAGCGTCGCGCGTGACTCGCTCCGCACGGTGTCGGATGTCGTGATTCTGAAGTCGCCTGCTCCGCTGTTCGGCTTCGACGTGACTCCGTACAACGCCGCCACCAACACGGACGGCGTCGTGCAAGATGGCACGGGCGCTCACAGCGCGGGCATCAGCGACGAAGACGCGCTGCCGAACGACTACCCGGCGAAGTACCAGCTGGACCTGACCGATACGGTCGGTACGGTGTGGGTCGAGCCCGCGGTTGCGTATCTGCAGCTGCTCGGCCTCAACATGGAAGTCGTGCGCGATCCGCGCCGTCGCGGCCACCTGCTCATCGCCGAGATGGCGATTGGCATGGATGCGCTGCGCACGAAGTGCGCGGTCGAGATCAAGAAGAGCGCGTAAGCCTCTTCCGGGTGCTCCATAGCTAGAACAGACCTTGTCGGAGGAATACCCGACGAGCATCCGCCATGTCACGGGGCACCCTGGGGTAACACCTGGGGTGCCCTCTTTTTTCACCTGAGATACACCAATGGCCTTCACTCCTGAATTCGTACCGCAGACCGAACTCGATGCGGTCAATCAAATGTTGCTGTCCATCGGTCTGTCCCCGGTCAACACACTCACGGTCCAGGGCATCAAGGACGTGGACAACGCGCGCCTCGTGCTTCACAACACGCTGCGCGAAGTGCTCGGCAAGGGTTGGAACTTCAACACCGACGAGTGCTACCCGCTCTCTCCTGACTCGAACGGCAAGGTCGCGATTCCCGGCAACGCGCTGGACGCCGACCCCGTCGAGCAGTGCGACGACTTCGTCGAGCGCGTCGATCCGGCCGACGACGAGCGTCGCTTCTACGACCGCAAGAATCGCACCTTCGTCATCAGCAAGCAGGTGAAGTGCGACATCACGTGGTTCTTCGAGTACGAAGCGATCCCGCAGGCAGCGCGCGCACACATCGCGCAGAAGGCAGGTCGAATCTTTCAGATCGGACGCAAGCCTTCGCAGATCGTCTACCAGTTCACCAAAGAGCGCGAGCTGGAAACGCTCGTCGAGCTGCAGCGGCAAGAGCGCCGCTCGCGTGACTCGAACTTCTTCAATCACGACAGCGTCAGCGCGCGCATCTTCCACCGCATCATCTAGGAGACGACATGGCTCTCGTCAATCGACAGATCCCTGCCCTCTTCAATGGTGTCTCTCAGCAGCCCGACGAGACTCGCCTCCCGTCGCAGGCGGAAGAGCAGATCAACTTCCTGGGCACGGTGGTCGACGGCCTGCGCCGACGCCCGCCTTCGATTCACGTCGCGAAGCTGTCTTCTACGAATCTCAGCAACGCGTATCTGCACATCATCAACCGCGATGTCACCGAGCGCTACACCGTAGTGCTCACCAATGGCGACATCAAGGTCTACGATCTGCAGGGCAATCAGAAGACCGTCTCGTTCCCTGGACGTGGTGCGTTCCAACCGAACCACACGTACAGCACCGCAGGCGAGACTATCAAGGCGGGAAACTTTCTATACAAGGTCACGACGACCGGCATCGCCGGCCCGACGACTCCCTCCTTCCCCACCACCCTCGGCGCAACTGTGACGAGCGGTCAGGTGGTCTTCACGTGCATCCCCGACTACCTGAAGGTGTCGAATGCGCGTGCGGAGTTCGCGTGCGTCACCGTCGCCGACTACACGTTCGTCCTGAACAAGACTGTGGTCGTCGGCCTCGAAGCCGCGGAGCGCGACAAGGCTCCTGACCCTGAGCACTACTACTGGCTGAATCGCGTGTCGCTCAACCCAGGCGGCCCCATCGGTCAAGCTGTGTACGACGCCTTCGCCGGACTCCAGCAGCAATACACGGCGAACCAGGGCACGTCCACCTTCAAGGGCACCAAGCAATCGCTTGAGGATCTCGCTGACCTCAGCCCCGCGCCGATCACCGGCGACATTTGGCAGATCCAAGGGACGAACGAGAGCGCGTTCCAAACGTACTACGTGATCCGCGATGGCGGCGTGTGGGACGAGACGGTGAAGCCGCAGCTGCAGAACAAGTTCGATCCCTGCACGATGCCTCACGCGCTCGTGCGCAAGGGCGACGGCACGTTCGAGTTCGCTCCGTTCTCGTGGAACCCTCGGCGCGTCGGCGACGACAACACCAATCGGCACCCTTCGTTCGTGGGCCGCAAGATCCGCGACGTGTTCTTCTACAAGAACCGCCTGGGTGTCGCCGTGGGTGAAGGCGTGGTGCTCTCCCGAGTGGGCGACTTCGGTACGTTCCATCGGCTGACCACGCTCGATCTCCTGGCCGATGAAGTCATCGACGCAGCTGCGTCGGAGACGAAGGTCACGCTCATCAACCATGCTGTCCCGTTCGACACGGGCATGATGATGTTCGCCGATCAAGTGCAGTTCAAACTGAACCACGGCGAGGTGCTGAGTCCAGGCACAGTGTCTCCCGACGTTGCCACCTCCTACGAGATGGTGACGAGTGTTCGCCCGCTTCCGCTCGGCTCGGATGTTTACTTCGCGAGCGAGGATGGAGATTGGGTCAAGATCTACGAGTACTACGTCCGCGACAACGCGACCGGCACTGACGCCGGGGAGATCACCGGGCACGTCCCGAAGTTCATCCCTGCGGGCATCACGAAGATCGCCGGCAGTGCCAAGCAGGACTTGGTCTCCGTGCTCACGGATGGCGCAGAGAATCGTCAGTACATCTACAAGTTCAAGTGGACTGACGAGACCACGAAGGCGCAATCAGCGTGGGGCTATTGGGAGTTCGGCGCGGCGGACACGATCCTCACGTGCGAAGCGTTCGACAACGTGCTCTTCCAAGTGGTCGCGCGCAGCGACGGCACGTACCTCGAAAGCCTGCCGCTGGAGAGCGGCGCGAAGGCCGATGGTCTGGACTTTCAGATCTTCCTCGACCGACGCACTGTCGTGAACGGCACGTGGCTCTCTGTCGAGGGCAAGACTCAGTTCGTGCTCCCGTACGACCTGCCTGTCGCGGATCGTCCGAATTTCCGCATCGTTCGCGGGGCCGGCTTCACGTCGGCGAAGGGAGCGCTCATCAGTATCGACTCGGCTGCGTACCAGTGGGTCGACGCACACACCGTGAAGGTGGTCGGCAACTTCGCCGGCAACTGCTTCTGCGGTCTGCGCTTCGAGTCTCGCTACACGTTCAGCAAGCGCTATCTCACCAACGCGGACGGCGTTGCGATCACGAGCGGCGATCTCACACTGATCGGGTACACGCTGTCGTTCAAGGACGCTGCGTACTTCCGCACCGAGGTTGCACCCTACGGTATCTCCCCGGACATCGAGGAGATCATCCCCTCGCGGATGTCGGAGTTCGACGGCAAGACGCTCGGCGCTGCGTTCCTGGCGCTTGGCGCTCCAGTCTTCTCGAAAGGGAAGTACTACTTCCAAGTGCACGGCGAAGCCGACGTGGCAACCGTGTCCCTCGTCAACGACTCTCCGTACGCCTCGACATTCACGCAGGCGGAATGGGAAGCCGACTACACGTTCATCAGCAAGACGGTGTAACTATGCCTCGCATCATTCCGGCGACGACCGAGCACGCGTTCGACGTTGCTCGCGAGATGCGCCTTGCTGACATCGAGGAATGCAGAGCGGCGTCAGGGCACTCCCCTGGCGTCGCCTGCCTCTTCTCTCTCAACGAGTCCACTCACGCATGGGCCGGAGTTGACGACGACGGTCGCGCATTCGCGATCTGCGGTGTCGGCCCCTACGTGCAAGACGTGGGCTCACCCTGGATGCTCGCCACGGATCGACTCAACGAGCACCGCAAGTTTTTCCTCAGGAGCACGCGCGTCATCGTCGCTGCGATGCTCCACGCTTACCCGATCCTCATGAACTACGTCGATGCCCGCCACCGCGAGAGCATGCGATGGCTCATGTGGGCGGGCTTCAAGTTCGACAAGCTCGACATGCAACACGGCATCGAGCACCGACCATTCTTCAGATTCACCCAGGTGGCCCATGTGCGAACCCATTAGCGCGACGACCGCGATCATGATCGGTCTGAGCGCTGCGACCACTGCGGCCAGCCTCTACACGCAGCATGAGACGGCAAAGAAGCAAGTCGCTGCGATCAATCAGCAGAACGAAGTGCAGGCCGACGAGATCGCGAAGGCCGCAGGTCGTGAGCTGACCGAGCGCGCCCGAGCAGCTCGACGCGAGCGCGCAGTCGCACGCGCGGCTGCATCCGAGGCGGGCCTCAACCTGAACTCGGGCTCGTTCATGGCGGTGCTCCAAGCGTCGGCCATGAATCAGTACAACGATCAGGGCACGATCATTCAGAACGAGCGGGGCCAGCAGCGCGCACGCGCGGCTCGCGCTCGAAGCGAGATCGCAGGCGTGCAGACGCCGGATTATCTCGCGGGTGCGCTGCGAATCGGTGCGTCCGCATACGGCACATACGCCAACGATCAATACGCGAGAGAGCATGGCACGAGCCGTGCGACCGGAACCTAAGAGGAGAACCACATGGCACGACCGACAGTGATTCGTGACCGCGGCGGCGTTCCCTCGTATGCACCTGAGGTGCGCCAAGGTCCGGGCCTGGGCGTGTACGCTCCGCTCGACGTACGTGCTGCACCGAGTGGCGCAACGCAACTCGTCGAAGCGCTCGGCATCGTGAATGACACGGTGCAGCCGGTGTTCCAGCGCAAGGCTGAGAAGGAAGCGTTCGAGTCTGCGTCGCAAGGCGAGACCGACATGCGCGCCGGCAAGGTGGACATCAAGCGCCGCCTTGAGGACGCAGCCTACGACAAGGGCGTTAAGCGCATCGCGACCGAGAACGCGGTGATCGACACGTTCGGTCAGTTCGAGACGTGGTACGAGAACGAGGGACAAGATCTCTCGGAAGACGAGCTGCGTCAGGAATTCAACACGCAGATGCAGACGCGCCTGGAGCCGCTGCTGTCTGACGGCGAGGCTTCGCGGTGGGCTTACGAACGCATCGCTCCTCTCTCGGAGAAGATCTTCGCGGAGCATCGCGCCAAGCTGGCGAACGAGTTCCGCGAGCAGGCAGTGGCGACCGCGGGTGGCATGATCCGCATGAACCTTGCGGCGAACAAGCCGACCGATCCCGAAGAGATCATGACGATGCTGCGTCCGGTGCTCGGCAACTCCGAGGCCACGAAGCAGTTCGTCGACATGGTCGGCGCTATCGCTGTCGAGAACCGCAACCCGAAGCTGCTCGACGTGCTGATCCCCGAGAAGTGGGCAGACGGCACACCCGGCGCTCGCGCGATTCCGAAGTACGCCAACGCCATAAATCAGTATCGGTACTACGCCGAAGCTGCGATGGACTCGGACAACCGAGAGGCGAAGAAAGCGGCGGCCGACAAGACCGACACCTCCATGCTTCAAGTGATGCAGCTCGCTGGCGACGGCAACATGGTCGGCGCTCTGAAAGCTCTCGATCAGATGGTCGACGCGGGCCTGCCGATGTCCCCCTCGGACTACCGCGCAGCGCGCAGTTACATCGAAGGTCGGAAGGACTTCTTCAACGATCAGCAGTACAGCCCGACCGCGCTGGCGGAGTTTCGCCTGAAGCTTGCCGACGACCCCATGAATGTCGATGTCATCAAAGCAGTCGGCACGCTGTTCCCTGCGGATCGAAACGGCACGCAGATGACAGCGCAGCTGATGGACGACGTGATCTCCGCACGCAAGTCAGTCCAGGCGCAGCAAGCGAACCCGACAGCAAAGGCGTATCGCTCGGCTCTCGTCGCACGCTTCAAGCCTGACGCAGGCTCGACGCAGGCGAAGAAGGATCGCTACTCCGCTGGCCTCCTCGCGTTCGATCTCGAATTCGCGAAGAACAAAGACCCCGACAAGGCGAACGAGGCTGCGAAGAAAGTCTTCGACGCCACGGATACCAAGGGCGCACCGGCGACCGGCGACATCGCTGTCGACGTAAAGGCACTCGGCGCGGGCGAGCTGGACGCGGAAGCGTTCGCGCGCAAGCACAGCTCCGCTGACTCCGTCGCGGCGATTCGCGAAGCGGCCCGCAAGGGTCTCATCACTCCCGAGGCTGCACTCGAAGCAGCCAAGGCACTACAGAGGTAACAAATGGACGAGCTAGAGCTGGAACTTCAGCGAGCAGACGAGGCCATCGCCGCCCGACAGAAAGCTGCGAAGGATCTCGAAGCCGAACTCACCGGCTCTAGCGAGGTTCAGCAGAACCCCCGCACGCGCGGATGGTTCACCGATGTGGCAGCCTCGGCGCTCCGCGGTCCTCTCAAGATGTTGCAGTCCGTGGGTCGCATCACGGACATCACCGGCGACGTGCGCCTCAACATCGGCAACGGTAAGCCGCTGATCGAGGTGCGCTCGCCCGCTGAGGCGAAGGCCGCGAACCGCGGCATCACGATCAAGTCCCTCGTCACTGGTCAGCCTGAACTCGATCCCATCGACAGCCTGATCCAAGGTGGACAGGACGCCCTCGGCGCTCCGCAGACGAAGACGGGTAACGTCGTCCAGGGCATCACGCAGTTCGTCTCGGGCGCTGTCCCGGTCGGCCGCCTGGGTGCAGCGGCGGAGATCCTCCAAGGCGGATCGCGTGCAATCACGGCCGTGCGCGGCATCACCTTCGGCGCGGCCACGAGCGCCATCGCGTTCGAGGGCCAAGAGGGCAACCTCGCCAATCTGATCGAGGCGTACCCCGACCTGCGCAATCCCGTCACCGACTTCTTGGCGACAGACGAAGACGACTCCGAAGTAGTTGCGCGTCTCAAGAACGCTGTGACGGACGCGGGCGCGGGCGTTGTCTTCGAGGGCTTCCTCTCTGTGCTCCGCGGCATGAAGGCCGCGCGCAAGTCGAAGGCCGAAGGAATCACCAATGGATCACCCGATGGCGCACCTGCGCCTGCTGAGAATGTCGCGGGAGGCGAAGCTGCTGGAGCAGATAGCGTTAACCGCGAGCTGGACGTGGAGTCCACCCCCAAGTTCACCGAGGAACCACCCGAGGCTCTCTCCCTGGCCGACGACGGTGTCATCCCTCCAGCTGCTCCCAAGGGAGACCAAGCTGCTGTAGACGCCGCGATGGCGCGCGCCGACACGCTCACGCTCGAAGGCGAAGAGCACACGGCCGCCCAGGTGGCGCAGCTCGAACAGCGCGCCGAGCAGGCGACTGCTGTAGCCGACAGGGCTAAGCGCGAAGTCGAACGCTCGAAGGTCACGCCCGCGAAGGAACTCTCCGGTGACGAGTTGTACGACTCCCTCCGCAAGCAGCTCGGCATCTCCGACGAGAAGCTCGAAGCGTTCCGTCAGCAAGTGCTGAAGGGCGAAGTCGCTCCCGAGAAGCTCGTCGACATCCTTGGCATCAACCCCGACCGCATCAATTGGTCGAGCGTGAGTGATGTCGAGGACATGGCGGGCCTGCTCAACGCGATGTCGAAACTCGCGGACGATGCTGCAGGAAAAGCCGGCTACGCTCGCGTCTCAGTCGAGACGACGGCGAAGCTCGCCTCCGAGATCGGCGGCAACATGGACGAAGCTGTGCGCCTGTGGCAGCGGCTGCAGGAAGGCGGCGGCGTTGAAGCCGGCGTGCTCGGGCAGCGCGTGACGCTGATGGCGTCGGCCGCTCGCCTGCATCGTCTCGCCAAGCGCATCGCAAAGGGCGAGCACACGCCCCAGGATCTCCTCGACTTCTTCGCACACGACAAGCGTCATGCGCTTCTGCAGACCACCGTGCGTGGTACCAGGGCGATGATCGGGCGCGCCCTCCGCATCATGCGAGAGGGAGTCAGCGTCAACGAGAGTGCGCTGAAGGTCGCGAACGGCCGGCGCATGCGCGTCGCCCGCAAGGCCACCGAGGAAGCGAACCGAGCGAAGGCCGCAGCTGCAGCCCACAAGGAAGCTGCCACCGCGCGCGCGAAGGCGAAGGCTGCCGAAGAGAAAGCTCTCTCGTTCGAGGAACAAGTCGAGGCCGCACGTAAAGCGCTCGATGATGCACACGATGCGCGCATGAAGTCCGAGCAGGCGAAGGCCAAGGCTGCCACCAAAGAGGCGGCGAAGGCTGCCCGCAAGGAAGCCACAGCTGCGCGTCAGGCCGCCGAGAAGGCGGAGCGTGAAGCCGCTCGCTTCGAGAACACCAACGCCAAAGACTTCGACAAGCAGGTCGGCGCAGACGTGAAGCTCGAAGGCGACGTGAAGCTGCAGTTCGATGAAGTCGAGGAAGCCCTCAAGGGAATGGGTGTCCGCAGCACCGACGTGGTCGACTTGGCGAAGCTCTACGCTGAAACAGACGATCTCCTGAAGGTGCACGAGCAGGCGCGCACAGGGCTCTTCCACGAAGCCACCTCTCGGCTCGGAGCCCTCTACATCAACAACATCCTGTCCGGCCTTCCGACGCTGGCTGTCAACGTCACGTCCGGCCTCTACAAGATGGTCGAGAGTGTCGTGGAGAACTTCGGCTCGTACGCCCTGGGCACACTCAGGGGTGCAGACAAGTTCGATCGGTTGGCGGCGCTCAAGTCCACCGTCGCAACATTCACCTCCTGGCGCAACGCCTGGAAGGCTGCAGCGACCGCGTTCAAGGAAGGTCTCCCGCAGACCGACGTGCTCGCTCGACACGAAGTCGTGGCACGTGGTGGCAACGTCATCACGGGCAGCACGGCGGTCGACGCTGTGCTCACCGCTCCGTCGCGCGTCATCATGACCATCGACGAGTTCTTCAAGCACATCTTCTACCAGCAAGAGCTGACCGCTCGCGCGGTGGAAGTCGCTGCAGAGTCGGCACGACTTCAGCCGAAGAATCAGCTGAAGCACTTCGAGAAGGAGCTGAAGGCGACGCTAGAAAATCCGCCCGACGACATCGCGCTCGATGCAATCGAGGCCGCGCGCTACAACACCTTCCAAGGTGATCTGCAGTCGCAGTTCGCGCGTTGGCTCCAGCACGGCCCGAACACCTCTCCGCTTCTGCGGTTCGTCATTCCGTTCGTGAAGACGCCGCTGAACATCCTGAAGCAAGGTGTGATCGAGCGCACCCCGCTCGCACTCGCTAGCAAACGCATCCGCCAAGAGATGCTCGCAGGCGGGCGCAAGGGCCGCACAGCTGTCGCGCGCATGATGCTCGGCACAGCTGCCATCGGGCTCGCCTGGGAAGCAGCTGGCGACGGCAAGATCACAGGCTCTCGCGCCGGGCGCATGGGCAACAAGAACACCGCCGACCTGGGAGACATTCCCCCGTACTCACGGAAGATCGGCGACAAGTGGTACCAGTACAATCGTCTCGACCCCATCGGGACAGTGCTCGGGCTCACTGCAGACCTNCGCCTAGCNTACGACGAGNTGGCGGATCGACTCGACAACAACATCGANTCGGACGATCCGGGACTCACGGAAGTGTCTAGTCAGTTGCTGACCATCGTGAACACGAACATCAC